CCAAGCACTAACATCGGATGCTGGACGAGAATTACTTAGTCTTGAGTCATTTCCTTGACAAGCAGTTCCAGCTGCAGTACCGTATGTTACACTAATCGTACCAGATGAGTTAGTAATACCAGTACTAGTTTTAACACCTCCTAACACAGATGAGGTAGCTGCAGGCAAACTGTAATTATTTGCACTAGCTGCAATACCAGCTAACTTATTTTTTTCAGCTGTAGTATAATCATTTGTACTAAGGGTTTTCCCTGATACTTTATCAACCTTGTTACCTAATGCTGAGTTCATTGCAGCAGTAGTTGCATAACCAGATAAATCTACAGTCTCACTAAGTTTATCCCATGTTGGTGTAGTAGATGTAGCTACATAGTTTGCACCAGTATCATTAACATTATAAACATCGCCTATTGTTACATCCACAGTAGGTAAGTTAGCGTAACTAGCAACAGATCCTTTTACTCTATAAACACTACTAACTTTACTATCTACTTCAGCTTTTGTATACACATTACTTGCATTAGCTTTAGTAGCTAATTGTGTATCTACATAAGACTTTGTTACATCCACAGTAGGTATAGTTGGTTTATTACTAAGGTCTGCATAACTACCAGAAGTGGCAACTGTAGCTAAACTTGGTCTACCAGTTAAGTCATTATATGCACCACTTGTAGCAACTGTAGCAAATTCTGGTTTACTTAATACATTATCCCATTCAACTGAATCTGCCATACCACCACCAGTTGCACTAAGTACTTCCCCATTCATGGTTAAACCTGTACCAACTTTAATACCACCTTTAACTGTGTCTGAAGCTGTAGGCAACGTGTAATTGCTTAAACCTGCTAACTTAGTTTTCTCCTGAGAGGTGTAGTCGTTAGAACTAAGTCCAAATCCATCTACCTTATCTACTTTACTTTGGATAGCTGTAGTATTAGCAGCAATAGCAGCAGTGTTTTGAGATATTTTTTTATTTATTTCAGTAAAATCTACTTCTGGTATGTTGACTACTGTCCACTCACCACTTTGTCTAGCATATTGTTTACCGTCTAATGGAGCTTCTGGAATTATTGGATTGTTATCCGAGCTCAGGTATGGTATCTTAACCCATTCCCCATTATTTTTTACTTTAATTACCATAATTAGATATTAAATATTTGTCTACCAACAGATTTGGCATTGTCTCTACAATTTTGAAATGCTTGCCATTCTTCAAAACGACTACGCATTATTTCTCCATTCATGAATTGTTCAACCATATTAGATTTTAATGCTGCTTCTTCATCTGCACTATATTTAGTTCTAATAACTTTACTTACGAAAGATTCATAAGTTGGTTCTTCATTAAACTTTAATTCATAGTAAGCATAACCATGTATATCTTCAGAATTAATTTCTTCAATATCCCATCTAACTGCCCATTCATTCATTCCTAGGTATTCTATTACTTCAGGTATATGATCACCTTGTACTTTCTTTAATTCCATAATTACTTAATAATTTTTGTCTATAATCTTTAAAATTATAAGATCTCGTAAAGCGATACCATAAATTATGACAGTTTCCATATTTACACCATCCCCAATAAGCTGCTAGTGATGTTAACCTCTTATTCTTACTTTTATAACCTAATTTATAAATAAACTTCTTTTTGATATCTTTCCTGAGTAAAGTATGATCATGGTAAAATACATAACCAATAAAATCTATACCTCTTGCTTCTACAGGAAATATCTGCCAATTACGTTTTACTTTTAGTTTCAAGTTACCAGCTAGATATTCTTCAATCTTTTGTAAGCAATATCTTAAGTAATCTTTATCTGGGTGTAATATAACAATATCATCACAATACCTGTAATAATATTTTATTTTTAATACTTGTTTAATCCACCTATCGAACCAAGTCAAATTCAAATTTGCTGCAAATTGAGATATGTAATTTCCAATTGGTAAACCTTTTGGTGTAGAATAAACTACATGATATAATAATCTTAATAGTTTCTTATCCTTAAATACCTTTTCAAATTGTGAGTATAACACATCTTGATCTACAGAAGGAAAGAACTTTTTAATATCTAATTTTAAACAATATTTTGTGCCTTCTTTATCAGCTTTTAAATCTCTTTTCAATCTCTTTACTCCATAATGAATACCTCTTCCTTTTAAACAGTTGAAGGTATCTGCAGTAAATCTATTAACAAGGTAAGGTTCTATAACATTCATTATAGCATGATGGACTATTCTGTCTGGATAATACGGTAGCCTATATATTTCTCTTTCTTTGTTACCACGATCGGCGATGATTGTATATACGCAGTATTCCGAAGTACGATAAGTATCTTCAATTAATGCCTTTTGTAACCGGACCAGATTTTCATATGGATTCCTGTCAAATTTCTTAACGCCGTATCTTTTAGTTTTACCTAGCCTAGCCTTCTTTTCAGCCCGGACCAGATTTTCATATGATATTATCCTGTTAAATAAATTGCCTATTCTTTTCATAAGCTATTTTGGTGGTAAGACCCGTTCGCACAATACTACTAGGGTCTCTTCAAAGCACCTGTTATCTTTTACCTAGAGGTAAGGCTGATCTAAGTTCAACAAACATTTTTGTAATTATCTGAAAGTATC